TGTATAGCTCTCTTAAAAACCCATGCAGACCCAAGTTCTTGCATTCGTGTCATCACCGCAGCAGGAAGACTTGCACTAGTCTTTTTCTTTGCCATTTTTTATCAAAACTTTTTAGGTATTTATGGAGTTAAGCGGACTCGAACCGCTGACATCCTGCTTGCAAAGCAGGCGCTCTACCAACTGAGCTATAACCCCGTGAACCCCGAAGGGTCATTCAGATGTTACAGATTCTACTTCTAGTTCTGTTTCAATCTGTTTGTCAATTTCAACAATTACCTGACGAATTTCATTAACTCGTGTGGGAGTGCACTTTTCATCATAAGTGAACGCCTTTGTAGTTTCAAACAATGCTTCACGCACTGCTGCAGCTTGACGCAGTTCCATTTCAACTTTAATCATTTCCAACCTCCTTTTAGAACCCATTCATCATGGTATTGATTTTTCCAATTTTTATTGATACCGTAGGAAGGTTGAATTACTTGTTCAATGTACCTACGATTTTCTTTGGCAATATTTAGACTCTGCTCCTCTAGAGTTTTGACTCGTCCATCTATTTGTGAGGACCACCAGACAGCACCCGCACCCTGAATCAACAGAAAAGATACGATAGCAAAGGGGATTTTAAAATCTTTCACAGATCTCCTTCTGCACGATTTTCAGAACAGTATACATCAAAAGTGCCATCTGGGTAACGTGCACTCAACTTTTCGTAATTCATCATCAAGATTTCATCAAAAGAAGTATCAAGTGCCATGAATGCCTGTGCCAGATACCAGCAGATATCACCCAGTTCACGCTTCATATGAAAGACATTATCTTCATCATATGGTTTGCCTTGAAGAAAGATCTTCTTGACAACTTCAGTGAACTCACCTGCCTCTGCACTCAGGCCAAGAGCAGCAGTCATCAGTTGAGTGACATTAGCACCATTTGCCTCAAGTTCACTCAAGCGTGCTGCAAGAACAGGATAGTCCAAACTAGGAGCACTAGTCACCTCTCGCACAAACTCAATATACTTTTTAGCATCAATTGTCTTAGTCATAGGTCTACTTTAGGTAATTCAGATTGTTGTAGTTGTAATTTTTGTCCGTTTACTTCAATATAAGGAACTTCTTCCCAACTGCCACCAACACCTCCATCCATATTGACAACAATATCTTTTGTGGGAAGTTGTTGCTGCGTATTTACATCAACGATTTCTCCAAGATGAGGTTTGAATGTGTAGTAGTGTCCTTCTCCACGCATACCTACAAGAGATACTGCATCTCTCAAAGTTCCACAATCAGCAATCTTTTTGCCAGTGGGATCAAATACTGAATAGTGCCCGTTCAAAACTTAAATCCCTCAAAAGATTTCTTTGGTTTTTGTTCCTCATAAGTATACTCTTCTTCCTGACCATTGTCAAGAATATCATCTTGTGCTGACTGCTCACAATCATACAGACGCATCTTGGCACGATCAACACCAACAACAAATCTCTTATTCATATTAAGATCATTGTATCGGTTCTTCAATTGCTTCACCATAATTTGTCCCAACTCCTCAAGCTCATCTGTAGAAATAAGGGCAAACATAAGATCAGCAGTAGCAGGGAGACCAAAGGACTCAGAAGTGTCAGTAAGCTCAACATCAGAGCTACCATAACCAGAACGAGTGGTCTGCGTGGCAGAAACGATAGGGAGGTTTGCTTCACAAGCCAACCCTCTAAGTTCTTCAGCAATAGCTTTAACAACAGTATATGAATTGACATTGCTGCCCGCCCTATACCTTTGGGAAGCACAAATATTAAGGTAATCAATGAAAATAATATCAGGTCTAAATGACTTCTTAAGTGCAAGTTCATTAAGAAGTGACTTAAAGTGTCCACTGTGTGCAGATGCGGTTGGGTATTCTTTGATTATAAGAGTTCCTTGCGTCTTCTGTGCAAGGTTTGTCACCTTTTTCTCAAACATTACTTTGGGAAGATCAGTGATCTCTTGAATATTTACATTCAAAAGATTTGCATCAATCCTCTCCGCAATCTTTTCTTCAGACATCTCGCATGTGATGTACAAGACATTCTTACCTTGAAGCAAGACCGAAGATGCAAAATGACACATGAACAAAGACTTGCCAACACCTGTTCCAGCAAGTGCAATATTTAATGTTTTGTTTGGCAATCCACCCTTAGTGATCTTATCAAAGAACTCAAGATCAAAGGGAATGGTGTCTTCCTGACGATGATAAGACTCGTATCGTTCTTCATAGTCCTGAAGATAATCATGGCCGATGTGAGTGTCGAAAGACACTGCTAGTGCATCGGACAAGATGCTGGGAATAGCACCACGATCCTTTGCATCATCCTTACCATCAGCAAGAGCAATAGACTCAATCAAGGCAAGATAGATAGCACGATCTTTACACCACGTTTCTGTGGTGTCAAGCAACCAATCATAGTCGGTTGGAACATCCTCAAGGTAACTGATCAGTTTAGTGATCTCTTGGAATGCACTATCATTAATATCTTGACGCTTCTCTGCTTCGATATGAAGAACTTCTTTTGTTGTTGGTTGATTATATTCATTAACAAAGTTCAGGATTTCTTCAAACACCACTTTCTGATGAGGATCTTCAAAGTAATCTGCCTTGATAAAAGGGATTACTTTGCGAAGATATTCCTCGTTATAAAGAAGATTACGCAGGATTAGAATTTCAACTTTGTCCATGTGGTATGTCAAATACAAATGTTATTCTGGTTTCATCCCCCAGATTCACTGTTCCGTGGGGCAGTTTATTATTGAACCACAATAGAGTTCCTGGTTCCACAATGACGGATTCACCGCCACAAAAATACTGATACTTACCCAAAATAGAAAGATGATACCTATTTCGTGTTAAGTAGTACTTTCCCTCATCTATATGAGCACCAACAATCTCTCCTACAGGAAGCGAAAGAAAACCGCATCTATGAATTTCTGCTTTCTTAAAGTGCTTGCGTATGATCTTTCTGATTTCGCTATGATGAGCGTATGCTGGTGTCTTTACGTTTATCTCAGAGTCTCCCACAAAATCATCTTTGTGATTGACACCTCCCATTATAAGTTGAAGTGCGCTGACTGGCAAGTCAGAGAACCCCCTATCAACTAAGGACTGAGAATCCTTCAGATGTTTCTGATGGTCCCAGTCCAGTGGATACTTCTTTAGTTGTTGAACTACTCTATCGACATTAATTCCAGTCTTAAGAACCTTGATCATGCTTTTTCCTGTTTGGTTCATTGTCTTTTGGAATCACCCAACGCAGATTATCTACATGATTATTTGAAGGGTCATCATCTTTATGGTCAACCAAGGCAGTATCTCTTACCCATTGTCTGGTATTAGGAGGAATACGTGGTTGGCCAACCATGTCTGGAGTGATTACTTCAAACCACTCTTCCTCTAACTGCTCTGGAGGATATTCATCTATCGGCCTCCATGTCTCCATAACAACTCGATGAAGTGCGATGCTAATCAGTTCGTTACTATCAGTTTCTCTCCGTTTTCTGAAAGAGTAGTCTGAGTAGTATCCAGAGGGAATATCAAAATCAACCTTCAGTTTGACTAATGTTTTTTCTCCAGATGCACTATATCTCCACACCGAGGAGGGAGATCTAAACTTATTAGTTTTTTCACTAAAAACTTTGGCATCTTTAGAGACAAGATATTCAGGAATTTCCTTGCAATATCTAACTATTGGTCTAAATTCCTCCTCACCAAAAATGTTAATCATGATCCGTAACTAAACTCTTGTTTTGCAATCTCGTCAAGTTTCTCCATCACTTCAGGAGTGAAGTATTGTTCTGGATCTTTAAGGATTGCTTTGGCATAAACTTTCTTTCCATCAATTTCATATCTACCTGCGACATTTTTCCAAAGTCCGCCAACCTCACCGAGTTCAAGAAGACCATAATAACGATCAAGACCACGCTCATCGTAATAAAGGCGCACTGTAACATCCTTATTCTCCTTACTCAGACGCGACTTGTGAGTCTTAGCTTTGATAAGATTGCCGACCACTTCTGTTCCATCTTTTTCTTTTTTCTTGCTGAGATAGATGATCGTAGACGCTGCATACTTGAGGCCGCTGCCTCCTCCCATTTCTTTTGTAGGGACATAAGAACCGATGACATCGTAGGTGTGGTTTGTTACTAGGAGTGGAATGTTTGCTTGCCCCAACTTTAGAGTGAGCATTCTGAATGCACCTTTGACCAGTTGGGATTTGGTCATGTCGCGAACTTGTTTATCGTTCAGAGCATCGGTAATCTCCTTCTCGGTGGAAAGCATTCCCAAAGAGTCTAACACAAACATACAGGGTTTGCGCTCGTCTACAGATTTTTTTAAGTATATGTCTACTGCTCTCAGTGCCTTGCTACGAAAGTCCTCAATGGTGACGACATTCACAACAACTAATCTATCTAGGTCGATTCCACGACTTTCAATAAGAGACTTATTAACTGCTGCTTCAGTGTCAAAGTACAGACAGTAACCATCAGGATTACTATCCAGAAAATTCTTAACCACAGCGAGACTAAAGAAAGTCTTGCCAGTAGAAGACTCCCCAGCAATGGCAGTAATCTTATTCCCAGATACACCACCAAAAATACTACCTGATACAAGTCCGTTAAAAATGTACGAACCGGTGTCCACAAACTTCTCTGTGTCGTCGATGTCTGAGGCAAGTTGGGTGTATTCATCACCAATTTCTTTTACAATTTCTTTTAAAAAATCCATTACATTACAAATCCAAATTGTGTACTATCTTTGTTGTCAGTATTTCCCCTAGATTCTACGACTCTACACATCTTTTGATACAAGGCAACGTCACCTCCAAGACGTAATGCGCTAACAATAGTAGCAAGTTCTTTATCGTTGATAGGTAGTTCCATTTAGGCAAAAAAGAGTTCTAGGTTAATGGTTTTTTCTACACTCCATCCAATAGAGTCTAGGATAATTTTAAGTGGTTCAAGGAATGATTTATCAAATTGTAGGTCATAATCAATGTATTTGTCAAGACCAAGTTCAGTAGGAAAATCCTGAATGAAAGAGATTACATTCTCATGCAAAATGTTTGGTTTCTTCAGATAACAGAACTTGATCTTCTCACCATTTTGGATGAGTGAATATTTATTGGTGAGTTTTTTATCCTTGATGTAATGATTATAAAGAAGGGCACCACGTGCATGAATAGGTGTTCCTTTTACATAGATTTCAGAAGAACCTTTGTACTTCTGAACATCAGAAACAGAGCGCGGAAAAGAGATCTGCTCTG